AGCTCCTTCACCGGGTGGTTGAAGTTCAGCTGGATCTTGTTCGAGCTCGACGTGATCGACTCGGCACCCGTGAACTGCAGCTGCTCGATCAGGTACTCGTGCGTCTGCTGGGCGAAGCGGCGACGCTCCTCCGTGTCCAGGTAGATGTAGTCGATGTAGAGCGACGCGGCCGTCAGCGTCTGGATCGCCGTCGGGGCCGAGCCAGAGCTCATCTCGTAGTAGCAGCAGTTGGTCCACTGCTCGAACTCCACGTTGATGCGGACCTCGTGGTACTGGAGGGCGATCAGCGGGATGGCCAGGCCCGGGTTACGGCAGAACCAGAACTGGAGCGGGATGTAGAGCGTGCGGGCCGGGGTGCCGGCACGGGGGGCACACGAGTTCGTCAGCTCGGCACCGGCACAGGAGACGTCCAGGGCATAGCCCTTGCGGTCCTTCATCAGCACGAGGTCGTGCGTGTTGCCGATCATCTCGTCGAGGGCCTTGACCGTGCCGACGTCCTGGGTCAGCTGCGTCCAGATCTGCATCCAGTCGCCATACTGACGGTCGATACGCTGGCCGCCGATCTCGAGCTCAACCGTCTTCACGACGCGGTGGCCCACGTAGTTCAGCCAGCGGAAGCGGGTGACCGTGTTGTTGTTGCTGCCATCGAGCTGGACCGCCGGGAGAACCAGCTGGATGTACGTGCGGAACATCAGGTCGGCGTTACGGTTGATGATCGCCGTGACACGCTTGTTGAAGTCCGCCTGGCCGTTGAACGTCACCTCAATCGACTCCATGGCGAAGTTCGTGTGACGCTTGAACAGCACCTTCCAGAAGGTGATCTGGGGGTTGCCCGAGATGTAGATATCCTGTGCACCGTACGAGACGAGCTGAAGAAGACCGCCACCCATATTGCTTGTATGATACTCAGCAACAAAATTTCTTCGGCAAGAATCTACACGCTCGATGACTGTTTAGTAAAATGCGAATCTACGCTGTCAACTGTGACCCCGGTCGCGGTGAAAGGCTCAAATCAGCCGCAGCACCCCTGAACCTCGACATTGTCCTGGTTCAGTCGCCACTTAAGGACGATCCGGAGGTGGTGCGTCGCGGGGCCACATGCTTCGCACGCGATACATCCTATCCCACAGGATGTGCAGCCACTCTCGGACATATTCGCTGTATGCAGGCCCTGGTTGATTCCGGGGAGCCGCTCGGAATCATCATTGAGGACGATGTGAGGTTTCACAAGGGCTTCAATGATGTTGTGAATGCAGTGACTCCTCATATGATGGAGGGGAATACAGATATCCTATCACTCGGATATATCAATGTTCCTCAGGGAGAGTACTATATCACGGGAGGACATTACATGATTCGCAATGTTGGAGTCTCGAATCCATGGGGTGCACAGTGTTACATGATCACGCGGGAGTGGGCTGCGAAGTTCTGTAAGATCTTCGAGGTGGATGATGTGTCAATTCCGTATCAGTCTCACTTCGTAACTGATTGGGTCATGTTTGATCCCGTTCTCGGAGTGCGTCGAGATGCGTTGATGCTTCCGATTGCCGTTGAATCACCGGATGAACAGTCGATCTGTGCATTCAATGCTGGAAAGCCTGACCTGTTTCAGTATGTCAGTCGGGATGCATTCTATCTGTGATAGCAGATGCGACAGACAGAACTGTACATCTCCGCACCTCCGATTGCGATCTGCGGGTAGCCAGATACATGCCTCTTTGAGAAAAAGGAAGGTTTGCCACATGCACATCGACCATTCAAATTAACAACCTCATTTGCCAGTGGAATCGTATTGAGAATCTCACCAAATGGACGCCGATCTGAGTCGCCAGAAAGACCGATCAGATAGACGAACTTCCCGAGCGTATCCACGGCATACTCAACGAATGGAACTAGACCTTGAAAAAATTGGGCTTCGTCAATGATGACGGTTTCGTAGTTAGCCATGAATTGTTCGGTCAATCCATTCAGCGTTGATGTTTCGAAACAGGGTAGAGAGATACCGTCGTGTGTTGTAATGTGATTGGGAATGGACCGAGTATCGCGAGTAGGCTTCACAATCAGAACACGCATGTTCTTTGAAATGTACAAAGCTGCAACCTCGATTGCGTACGATGTCTTTCCTGAAAACATGGGACCGATCACGACTTCCAGAGACATTTACTTACTCCTGCCCAATAAGTGAAAATGGACACAGACCAAGCCCTGTCCCTAGGTATCGCATGTGTCGGATTTGTCTGTGTTATTGCATGTTTGATTTACGGTGCCAATCGTATTTGGGGTAGGCGGTATCGGCCGGTTTCATTGTCAGATGATATCGTGTAATCTTCATATAGACCGAGGAGTATAACCATGTTTGAGGAGTGCAAGGTTGAGCTTCTTGAGACGTTTGGTAACGACCTGACTGTCGTGAACGCCGCACGTGTATCACTAGGTAAGCATGTGGATGAGTTCACGGAGAAGGATGCGAAGTTGATCAGGTATCTTGCAGAACATGAACATACATCTCCATTCTTCCATCCTCAGCTGCGGTTTCGACTGAAGATGCCGATCTGGATGGCACGCGAGTGGTTTCGTCACACGGTTGGATTCTCTCGCAATGAGGTCTCTCGTCGATATGTAGATGATGATCCCACCTTTCACATTCCCCAGTTCAGGACCCGTGCACCAGGTAAAAAGCAGGGGAGCAATGATGATGTTCACGTACAGAACGAGCAGTTTGAGGAGTTCCTGATGTCACAGTGTAGGAACGCCATGACAGCGTATAGGATCATGTTGCAGAACAACATTCCACCTGAGCAGGCGAGAATGGTGCTTCCGCAGAATATGATGACGGAGTTTATTGAAACGGGTTCATTGGCTGCGTATGCCAGGCTTTGTCATCTTCGAATGGGCCCTGATGCCCAGGCTGAAATTAGAGGTGTTGCGGGTCAGGTAAGTGAGTTAATTAAGACTACGTTTCCGGTCAGTTGGGCCGAGCTCATTCCATGACCATGTGAGGTACAATGTGCATTGCTTCCAGTTCTTGCATCCAGAGCTTCATTGCGTAGGGGATCGTCTTCTGAACGAAGTCTGTCTTGTTCCCGCATGAGCCGCACGAGTATAGTCCCTCCTGCGGATTGACCACTGCGAGAGTTCCGCAAGTCTTGCAAATTCCTGTGAGGAATGGATCAGATACATCCATCAGACGCTCCTTCGTGAACGCAGATGCACCGTGAGAGATCATGCAGTCACGCTCCATCTCACCCACGCGAAGACCTCCATCTCGAGACCGTCCTTCGCAAGGCTGACGAGTCAGAGAGACGATCGGACCGCGGGCACGTGAGTTACCAGTCCATACAGGCTTGCCGTTGCGACGGACATAGAACACGTGTCCAGGGACTTCTAGGCAGAAGACTTTGCCATTGAATGGGACCATCTCTTCACGCTGTCCGTGTTGAGTCTTGTGATGACCGTGGTTCATTGCAGGTCGATTTTTCGACTGAATGAATGATACTAACCACAGGTCTTGTGTCGTCACACCCGAATGATTTCCAATTGCGTAGGGGGTTCCGGCTGCCGTGTGGAGACGCTTGTTTGCCGACCATCCTGCATGGAGTGCGAGTCGCTGGATGTCATCGGCAAGTCTTATGGACGATGTTGAATAGAAGAGAGACCCAGATCCACCCGTATGACCATCGCTGAGAAGCAGACCCGAGATAAGAGTCAGCGACTGCTCTTTGTTCAGCTTCCATACCCACTCGGGCAAGTACTTGTTTGTCGCACCGACGCTCAGCGGACGCATGTACTCTCGGAGGTTCTTGTCAGAGATATCCAGCTTGCATGAGTTCGGACAGTACCGGTATGTCAGAGTGAGCCGAGGTAGACACGCCTCAAGTGCAGACTTGACTCGTGGTTTGTTGGCTGCAATGGTTACACGACTATCAGTACACCACCCATCTCCAATCCATATTCCGAAGAAGGTTAGCCATGCCTCCATGTCGACTGCACCTAGACCGGATAGACTGAGTTGGTATGCGGGCACCGACCAGTCGCCATCCTTCTGATACTTTACATGCTTTCCCATAATGTCTGCAGCCTCGTGGAATCCATACTTCCACTCTTGTTTACGAGTGTAGGATTTAGCCACCCACATCTGATGGTTCGGAGTCACCTTCAGACTGATCTGATTGGCTTCCACTTCATACATATCGCCTTCGTAATCATACTCAAACGTCTGGAGCGGATGTTCGTACACAACGTTTCCTTCCTGAAGCGTAGCTACCTTGTCCTCAAGCGTAACCTCGTCGATTGGCTTCCATCCCGTCGTCGTCAAAACATCATGGTCATTAGTCATACAGTGGGCCTTGTCGATAACCATGTGCTTCAAACGCTGATAGAAGGTCGGACCCATGAAGATCTCGGCTTGCATCATCTCGCCAGTCTGCCCGTTATAGAGGATCTCGTTTCCGTAGGGGTGCATACCCAGTTCCAGCATCTGTGCACGCAGCTCCTCAACCTTCAAGTGTGAGTATGGCGTTCCATCGCCCAGTGTTCCCTTTCGAACTGAAATCTTACCGAAGATACACTCCATCAGCTGTGCAATGGTCATACGACTAGGAACAGCGTGTGGATTCATAATCAAGTCAGGACGAAGACCCGAGCCAGTGAACGGCATATCCTCTTCGTTCAAGAGCATTCCCACTGTTCCCTTCTGTCCGTGACGTGAGCTGAACTTATCGCCGATCTGGGGAATACGCTCGGAGACGATTCGCACCTTTACGAAGGGATACCCATCCGAATTCTTATCCTGCCAGACACCGTCGATACGACCAGCCTCTGCGTTCTTGTGCGTGGTTGACGCATCCCTGAACGAATAGCCGGCGGTATCGTGACGGAGGTTCACGACTTTTCCAATGACGACATCGTTCTCCTGAATGTTCGCATGAAGGATCGGAATGCCATTCTCACCGATTGCTGCGTAACTTGTGTTCTTGAACTTGCGAGTATTGTGCTTCTGCGGACGCATGAACTTCTCCTCGCGTCCAGAGGTCACGTTACGATGCTCCTCGTCCTTGTACATCGTGTAGTAGAGACCGCGAAACAGACCTCGGTTGACCGATGACCGGTTCATGATGATCGAGTCCTCCTGGTTGTATCCGCCGTAGCACGCAATCGCTACGATCGCATTCATACCGAATGGCATCTCCTGCATTTTGAGAATGTTCATCGAGCGAGTCTCCACGATCGGTCGGGAGATAGAGCAGAGAACATAGGCGTTCTTGTCCAGTCGCTTTGCGAAGTTCGTTGCGTAGACGCACATCGACTGCTTGCCCATAGCTGACTGATAGGTGTTTCGAGGCGACTGATTGTGATCCGAGAGAGGAATCGTGCCTGCCATGTGTCCGATCAGCATCGAGGGGTGAATCTCGTGATGAGAGTGTGATGTGACCTGATCCTTTGTCAAGGCAATGCGAAGTGTCTCCGTCTCGGACGCATCGATGAACTCGATACACGACTTGACCCACTCGTTCCAGTCACTGCGGTTCTCAGGATACGGTGCACCTACGCGGAACACCGGGCGGACAACACGACCTCCATCCGTCTCGATGAGAATGCTGTTCAGAAGCGTATACCATGCGATGGATGTGTGTGGATGAAGGCGAGATGACGTCTTCGCTGCCCGCATCTCGGTCACAAGTTCCAGGGGCTTCGTCGTGTAGGCGAGGAGAACACCGTTGACCGTAATCGACGTTCCCTCGTAGACTCGCGTGTTTGTGATCCACGTTACGCCAGACTCGGTGAGGAAGTGAAGCACTGTGGACGATGGAACGTGTTGCGAGACAGAGGTCAGAAGAGACATCGTCTTCACAATACCTACCGAATGACCTTCCGGAGTCTCCACTGGACACATGAATCCCCATGAGGTGCCATGCAGCTTGCGAGGTGCTAACAGCTTACCAGACTTCTCAACCGGAGTCTGAATGCGGCGAAGATGGCTCAGAGTCGATGCATACGACATGCGTGCGAGAACCTGAGAGACACCGACCTTTGTCGCATTCGAGAGGCTAGTCGACGATGATGTACCGAGACCCTGAACTGTGAAGTTTCCAGTTGCCAGGGCTTGCTTCATCTTTCCCTCGATCGCGGACATTTTGAGGATCTTGTAGAGGTTGTTGATGTTCAGAATCTCCAACGGCTGACCTGCCTTCTTCCAGGCGTCGTTGTTCACCTCCTGAACGAACTCGTTGCGAGTGTCATTACAGACCTTCTGGAACAGCTGGCGGAAGAGATGGGTGAGCAACGCACCCGTTGTGACAACACGCTTGTTCGGGTACGCATCGCGGTCATCGAGTGGAATCTTCTTACAGTAGGTGAGCAGAAGACGGCGAATCATGGCTGCCATCAGCATCGTCCTGCGGGCGTTGAGAACCTCCAACGGAACTGTCTCTCCTGCGAACTTAACGTGAGGGAGCAGCTCAGTGGTTAGGAGGTAGCGAACGTATGCACACTTGTCCTCCTGATTCGTGCCGTATTGAAGGTGATTCGTCAGGTAGCGGACAGCATCGTCTTGGGTGAAGATATTCAGCTCAGACGCATCTCGAAACGAGGCTGCCAGAAGCTCTACGTGAGAGTCGTTCTCGTCGTTCCATACAATCTTCGCAATCGTGCGGTCATCAAGGATGCCTAATGCACGGAAGTAGATCACGACCGGAACATCCTCGCGGAAACGAGGCACGCAGGCGACCATCGGATAACCGTGACCGTTGAACTTAGAAGACAGCCGGATCTCCAACTTCTTAGGCGGAGTTGTGAACGACTCGTGGAGAGACTTCATCTCGACTGAGTAGAGATACTTCGAAGATGACTTCTTGTTCTGGAAGATCATGATGCGATTGTCAGCCACCTTCTCCTGACAGAGGATCGTCCTCTCGGATCCGTGAACGACGAAGTATCCGAGAGGGTCGTGAGAGCACTCGCCGACCTCAGATAGACTTGCAGGATAGTCTTTCAGAAGACAGAGACTGGATCCGAGCATAACAGGTAGTTTGCCGATGGAAATGCCCTCGAAGACGCGAAACTCCTCATCGAACGTGTCGAGGAGAGGACCCTTGTAGGTCCGGGCAATGAATCGGATGTCTGCATACATCTGTGCAGCGTAGGTGAAGTTGCGAACACGGGCTTCCATGGGAAGCATCGGCTTGACACGTCCAGTCGCTTCTTGGAGGCGGGGCTTGATGTAGGTGACGTTCTCGAAGGAGAGCCTGAACTCGTATTTGTACTTCTTTGTAGTCTCATCTTGTTCGTGCCATACAGTGATCGGTGCAGTTGAGTGAACGATGAGGGGGAGCTTATTGCGAACGAAGTCTTCGAAGGAGTCTAGTTGATGTTCGACGAGACGAGAGACACCCTTCGCGAAGTATGCAGAGATTGCTTCCCACTCCATGGTATTGATGCCCCGGTTCAGCTGTAAATAAGGTTTATCCGTTTTGAGTAAAGGATGGCGAACAAGGAGATCACCATCAAAAAGGTTGGTGGACCTCCTGTTGCCCCTAAAAAAACTGTTAAGAACGCGAAGACCTATCCTCGCGGTGTTCTACGCAAGACAGTTCGGAAGATCGAGGGCGTTCGCGATCCTGCAAAGAGTCCTCCATTCAAGCCGGGCACACTTCGCATCTTAACCTCCGAAGGTGAGAAACAGAAGCGAAAGAAGATTCAGGGAACCCTGAAGAATTTATCGGACAGACAGGTTCGCGATAAGCTTAAGAAGGCAAATATGGAGGTCGGATCGAAGACACCTCCTCATCTTGCCAAGCTAATCCTCGAAAGCGGAGCGGATGCAGGAATGATTCCTTTGTAAAGACTAATGACGTCCATATGGGGACCGCTGGGATGGATGACTCTACATTCAGTAGCTTCATTGTATCCAAATACTCCAACAGAAGCCGAGAGACTTCTGATGGTGAAATGGCTTGATCTCTTTCGCGACACAATCACGTGTCCATCCTGCCAGGCCCACTTTGCTGAGTTGTTGGCATCGTATCGGGCACAGTTTCCGAACATGTTGTACAGTCGCCGTGATTTCTTACTCTTCACGTTCAGGGCCCACAACTCTGTCAACAAGCGGGTTGGTAAACCTGTATACGGAACTGTTCAGGAATGTTTTGATCTACTGCGTAAGAACGTTCAGTTCAATAAGGCCCAGAGCTTCCGAATCACCTACACAAACCATATCACTCGTCATTGGAGAACGTTTCAGGACGCATCTGGAATGTCCGCAATGAAGAAGATCAACGAGATCAAGAAGATCGAGATGCAGTATATGGCAGTCCGCTCGAACGAGTTCGAAGAGATCATTCCCGAAGACAACCTCATCTTCTCGACCGGAGTTCAGGAGCCAGCACGACCGATGTTCATCAACCGCAATGCACCTAGGTTGGTGATGACTGCCACTGGTATGCGGTTACGGAAGTAAGCGGACGTCCAGGACTCCACGGTAGCGAGATCATGGGATCGCATTCCCATGCATACCGTTTCATCCACGGATGGCGAGTTTCTGTCTCTTCGTGATAATACTCATCTGGAAAGCGAATCCTCTTCTTCGCAGTTCGCAGTGATGTAGAGGGCAAAATGAACTGCAATTGATTCGTGCGATGAAAGGGCGGCCCCGGATGATCCCATGTGATCACTGGTTGTTCGAAGTCCATCAGTGTTTGAAGAAGTGGGGCGTCTGCGTATGGATACACCCAGCACCAGTCTGGAACGCGAGAAGTTGTAAAGTATTCGAGAGTCCATGCATACGTTTTCCAATAGGCTTCGCAGACAGGGGCCCAGTCAATCACTCCATCTAGCAACAAACCAACTCGTGATTCAAGGGCGTTACCGTCCGGAGCCACGATATGGGCGTCAGTAGATTTGCGTTTCTCGATCAGAACCTTCGTCTCCATCTTTACAGCTTGTTCTGGCGTCATTCGCAATGCACGTCCATGTCCGTCTTCACGCAATGAAAACATTGCAATGGCAGGCATGAAATCATTGCCGAAATAGCGAATACACATCTTGACATAGTCATCTACGGGGAGAGGAAGAACAGCCGCCAGGGCGGAAATCGAAAAGGCATCGTCGTCTCGAAGTAGGAAGAGGTTACCGATCGAACGCTGTGCCAAAGCGATAAGCACCAGGTCCGCATCAAGACCGTAAATCGCAACGGTTCCTGGGGAGGGTAGAGTTCGTAGCCATTGAAATATCTTATGTTCCCCTTCGCCATGCTCATCTGTCCCTGAAATCTCGGCGTATGGGAAAGCCCTTCTCAACGCATCTGCGAGTTCTCGCATATACGGTGTTCCTGGCGAAAGCTGATTACGATCGAACCCAGACTTCTCGGCTGTTCTGAACCGACGATAGCGTTGTTGGACCATCTTCGCATAGGGGACCAGTCCATCGAATGCGATGTAGACCTTCTTCACGCGAATACGTTCGAGATAGATTCGAAGTTCCGTGATCACGCTGTTAATTGGATCTTCGTCTTTGATGGCTTTGTGTAAAAAACAGTTGAAGTCCATGCAGAGAACATCGGCTTCAAATGTGTCGTACGTTTTCTGTATGTGTTTGTGTTTACGAAGGAGAGAGGCAACGTAGAACGGAATGCCCATTAAGGACTCTACGCGGTTTGGGTTAAGGTTGTTTACCAGCACTTCCAGCTACGCTTGCCAGCCTCGGCCATCAGTGCCTCGACGTTCTTGACCACCATCGTCGGCTGCTTGGAGACGACCGATGCGAGGAGATCAGACGCCTTCTTCTCAGCCGCAATGACCTTCGACGCGGCCTCGATTCCAGAGACCGCCGTCTCGACGACGTGAGGGAGCATCGTGTTCACGAACACCCGGGCGGCCTCCTTCTCGGCATCGCCCATCGATGACGTGCCGATAACGTGCAGGAGGCTGCCCTGGAGCATGGTAAGACGCTCGGCCGGCGTGAGCATCTCTAGCGAGTGGAGGTGCGTTGCGAGCTTGATCACGGACGGAACCGGGTTCTTCCAATCGATTGACTGGAACACATCGGCGGGGGCAGGCTCAGTGGGCGGACAGAGCACGCACGGTGCAGCAGGCGGCTCGGCTTCGACGACCACCGGAACAGTAGCGGTATCAGACATTTATTACTCATGTAGGATATTCGTGTAAACTCTACCAACGCCGACGATACGAACCTCCCTTTCCAGGAACAAGCGTAGGTGCGGCAACCGGTGCGGCGGGGGCAGGTAACATCGGCTCGGCAGGCTGACTGGTCTTAGCCTTCTCACGCTTCCTCTGAGCCTTCTCCTCGTCGGTGAGCTTAACCCTACGAGTAGTGTTCTTTGGTTCGGCAGTAGCCTTCTTGGTCTTAGCGGCATCCCTGACAGCCTTCAGCTCCTTCTTGTGGGCTTCCTTGACATTCTTCAGTTCCTCCTTTAACTGAGACACTTGGAGACGCAGCTTGTCGGAATCGACCTTAGCCCCCGAATCCCTGCAAAAACTATCAACCTTCTGACGTAGAGTGGGCATGCTTATTACTAAAAACGAATTTAATTGATGTCCACCTGAATACAACAATGGAGTGCCCAGAGTGTTCGAACCCTCTTACGTCGCATGAACAGCACAATCTACCGCTTTGTATCGGATGCGAACAAGTGTTCTGCACGAACTGTTACTACAAGGCACGCTATTCATGTTCATACTTCACGAGCAGTGTTCCAGAATGTAACTGGCTCTGTGCCGAAGCGTATATGACTACGCATCCGGAGGTAAAGGAACGAGTTGTTCGATCAGGTCCTAGGCGACGATGTGCAGTGGTTCGAATTGGAACAGTTCTACTTCGCCGAGTCATGATGGATGGAATCATCATTAGCGACACTCCGGTTGATCCTGTTGAGACGTGTGTATATTGCGGATCGTTTGATCGTGGATATCCACACCTGACAGATGCTTATACGAATGGCTTTGCGTGTACAGAATGTGGAAACGGTATTCTGAGTAGACTATAAATGTGGCTGTGGCTGGTTCTTCTCGCACTGATTGTCTTCTTTTTGTATTTGACAAACCTTGGACGTCCGACAGTTCAAGGTTGCTCTGCGTGTGCGAAGCGTGTTGAAAATCCTCACGAGTAATAAATGTTCGCGTTTATGGCAGCCTTTCGTCCCAAACCAGCAATCGTTCCAGCCACCAAGATTCCGTCTCCGCCTCCTCCGCCTCAGCCCAAGTGGTCATCGTAAGATTTCCTAGGAGTAGATAAATGGGAACGATTCGTAGGAAGGGATACTATGCTACTCGCAAGGGAAACAAGTACTATGTTCGCCCGTCGACCATGGTTGATCGCGGAGAACGCGGAAAGTGGACCTCTATTCACAAGACACGCGGCATTGGACCTCTTCAGAAGGGTACACTTCTCGGATACAATGCATCATCGAAGGCAGCAACTCGTCGTATTACATTGAAGCGTGTGGTTCACAAGCATGGACCGCTGTCTACGTTTCGTAAGTTGAACGCAGTCGCAGTATATACGAAGCGTACGTCACCCACTCGGTCAAAGACGTTCAGGACTGACCGCAATTGGGTGAAAAAGAACTTCATGTAAAGACAAATGAAGAATCTCAAGTGGATTCTGATCGGACTTGTAGTCCTTTTACTAGCCGGATACGTATCTGTTTCTGTACCTGGCGTTCAGTGTAGCGGATCCATGATTTACTGCCCTGGTGTTGGTTGCGTATCTGGTCCCGATAAGTGCAATGCAGGTGCGAGTGGTGGACCGGCCGCAATCTTCTCGACAACATGGGAGTCCTTTACGAACGGTAAGGATCTGTATCCCGACGTTCCCAAGTTTCGCGAGGTAGAGGGTCCTCATATGTCAGATTGTTCAAATGGAACACGGGCACGCAATGGTCGTTGCCCGAAGTTCCTGACAGCTTAACGAAGGCAGATGCACGGCGACTCCTCAACAACCGGAGCCTGACGAACCAGAAGATGAGTGTTGATTCGCTCTGCACCAAAAAACTCCTTAACTGTATCCTTCACAACCTCGGCATCAAAATCCTTGCAGGAGAACACATCCAAATACATGGAGTTGTTCTCTTCCACAAAGTGTGCACAGATGTTCGAAGTCTCGATGAGCTGAACAAGCGTGTATCCCTTCTTATTACCGGATCCAAACATGACGATCTGCGGAATTCCATACGGAACCATGTCGATGCGTTTAACGAGGGCCTTGTTGAAATCGTGAATCACCGCAGGATTGCGGATCGTGTTGGGAATCACGTGTGCGGCGTCGAGAATCAGGTGCTTACCCCAGGTGCGAAGCGGAATCATAATGTGTTATACTCTTCTCTTGCGTGAAAATGTAATGAAGAACGTCGGAAAGAACCGTCTTCCCTCGGTGAAGAACCAGGTGCTCAACCTGACACTTAACCTTAGCTTTGTTGCAATTATCTATGTTGTCATTGCGGGATTAACGGCATCCTTGATCCAAGCTGTGTTCAGCGAGTTCAATGAGGCGTGGAAAAAGCAGTCATTGGCATATCAACTAATTGATGTAGGGGCTGAGCTTTCGCTCCTAGTTGTAGCGTCGTTCTGGGTGACCTATTTTGTTCACTTTTTGGTACCGGTCTTTGCAGTCGATACAAAACTCGAGTATTTCATTGAGACATATGCAGGTCACATGGTGTTTGTGTACGCAGTGTTCTTATTCGCATATGACGTCAATGAGAAGTTATTGTATATCTACGATCGCTTTACCGGCGGCGACGGGCACCAAAGGTCGACTGTTGTGTAGGCGTGTTCAGGAAGAACGCATAGTACGGGATGTAAACCGATCCAAAGATGAAGTCGAGAATAGCCCAGCCGACAGACTGATACTTGTCATACGACAGCTTCGCAGCGGCGGCGTGGAGGAGGAACGCGAAGACTCCTCCGAACGAACCGAGGATAAGAGTCAGGACAGACCAGAATGTCGCAGGCTCAGTCTTGGTCGGCGTCGAAGGCGGATTCACGGCGGGGTTCGTAGGCGGGGAGCTCATTGTAGAGTGTTGCGAATAAAAACGAAATCATGGAGTAAGTCATGCAATCTCAACGTCTGGCAATGGATCTCCTTTTACGCGGACATACGAGTCACGGTACAACCGAACAGCGAATGATGCGGTTGCGAACACTCAGCCCGTATGAATTCAGGAACCGCAATCTACACAAGGCCCTCCATCATCTATACAATCAGTATATCAACTACTACATTGCTGGGAAGGACACTCGCTTCCTCGAGTCAACCATACGGTCCTACTGCCGAATTTTAAAAACGGATTCCTTCATTCTACGGCGAAGGTAAGATCCCCCCGCCTGAAATGAATAAACGTATCTACGACACACCTCTCTTCAACACCGCCAAGATGAACAAGCACACCTACTACTGCTCCAGCGACAACTGCAACAACGAAACTGACTACAACGGGGGTTTGTGCCACGAACATATGGAGTCGCTCTCCTACGAATCAAGCGAATGTCCGGGATGCGGCAATGATATTTATTGCGGGGCCAACGGCTACTGCTCGAACTGCTGGGCTGAGCGGTTCGGATGCGAGTCTCCGGTCGAACATACGTGTTCTGGCGAGTGGGACTATGATCGCGGCATTCGTGTCTGCGATGACGAGTACTGCGACTTCCCACGACCGAGCTCGGTGACTTCTCACCATGAACGAGCGTGTGCATCGTGTCACGAACACTTCGCATCGAAGGACCAGTCTCGCTGCTGCGGAGAGTGTCATATTGACGCTGCAGTTGTCATCCAGAAGTGGTGGCGGGCGAAGCAACCATTCGCCTGGTGCAACCTCTGGTTCCAAGGTCACTGTCGCTCATGCAAGAGCTACTTCCCAACCCAGAGTGAGAGCGATGTCCACTGTCCTGAATGCAAGGACTCAATCAAGCTTCCTAATCTACCTCCGTCGCCCACGGATGAGATCGAGGAGAAGCTCAGGCAGACGAGTCTCTCCTGTGACGGATGTCGCGACGACGTTCTCAATCAGCAGGGACATATGCACCAAGGCGGATGCCTCTACATTCCGTGCCACGAATGTGGTAACTCAAACTGCGACTGCTCGCCATCCGAAGCCGACTGAAAACGGATTCGTTAACCCCAAACAATTTTTACATGCATCGGCAAGAATGATTAACTACATCGCACTCGGTTTCAACGAACAGGACAACAGGATGCTTCAAGACGCAGAACAGGCAATCACGGCAGCAAACATGTGGGAGTGGATGAAGGACGAACCGGGTACCGGAGGGTACTCGATGTCAGACGGGGAGGAAATGAGGGCGATTCGCAAGCATATGAAGTATGATGGTCATTCAGGCACAAGCCTTGCGATGACGATGCGAGAGATGCAGTTGATGGCAACACTAGGCATTGATGCCTACTGTTCGCGGTATACGCAGAAGGTCGCACCGCCTCCGGAGAAGAAGAAGCTCGTTCGCACTCCGGAGATGGACAAGAAGGTGATCGAGGAGTATGAGAACCGGGCACCCTTCGCGAAGGCACCGAAGTGGTCATACGAGTACATCAAGGCGTTCCCAGATGTCCTGCGTAATGTCCGGGTGGAAGAGTTCAAGCGACCAGGTGTGTCGGATCCGACAGCCCGTCGACTGAACTGGTAAAACGGAAACCCGCAGCATAAACTAACGGAGAGTGATGGAGTCCTGTGCTATGTGCTCGTGCTATGTGTACGATGTTCTCCAACACCCGATCCGTAGAAACGCGATGTTCGCCCCCCTCATGAGGCAAGACCGTATCAAACACCTACTCCCAACTCTTGTTCCAGAAGTCATTCGGTTCGTCAAGAATAGACAATTACCTCATCGGTTGTCGCACCCAAACCTGCTCTGTGTTGAAGCGGGACTTGCGAGGAAGCATAAATATCACCCAATCGACCAGCCACTGATCTGTCAGCACTGGTTCGTGGAGAAGATCAGGAACATCGGTGATCTGAATCAGATGCACTTCCACCACACAGGTGGATATTGTCCGGACCTCGACAAGTAAAAACGAATTCAACACCCTTCAATTTTTACATGTCAACCATGGAAGACTGCCCTATCTGCTACGAAGCTGTCGACAAGAGTACAGGACACTGCACCCTCGCCTGCAATCATTCCTTCCACATCAGCTGCCTAACTAGATGGAGTGCCGGAGAGGCATCCTGTCCAATGTGCCGCCACCAACTCGGAGACAAGGAGGTCGCGGTCAAACGTCAACCAATAGTCCGTAGAACGTTTGAACACCTCATCATCGAAGACGAAGAACGTCCGGATCCACCTCCTTCGCGGAAGATCCGTATCGGTAACGGAGTTGAAGTTACAGAGAACGAGATTACCATCGTGATGCAGCAATCGGAGGTGTCGAGGGGCGTTGCTATACAAGCACTTCGGCAAAACGATGGTTGTATCGTGAATTCAATCATGTCCCTACATTCGCGTATGATAACGCCACCCCATGAACCTACTCCTGTGCCTCCACATGACATCATGAGTGGACCATCTGATGACCAAACGATGAGGTGGGCGATGTGGAGGTTGTTTGATGATATGAGGTCTGGATACCAGTGGAATAGCTACTCGGATCTGAGGTGGCGGACCAAGCACTTCTACTTTAACGAATACTGGACTCACAAGGATATTCATGACATCTGCGACGAGGGCATGGTTAATCGCGGATATGAATCTATGTAAAGAGAAATGGAGGAAGCCAAGCAGCATGTCAAATTTTCTTTTCAAGCTGTGTCCGATGAGATCGATAAGCTTCTAGCTGATCAGATATCCTATCATCTTTTTTATAAGGTCGGGCCTAATGTTTCTCAATCACAGGTTATCGATGTGACAGAAGAGCTTCAGTATAAGTATCGCGGGAAGGCATGGGTCGGTAGGTCGCCGGGTGGGATTGTGGTTGACAAGATCACCCCTGCATGATGATATGGTTCACGATCTTATGACCTTGAAGTCCAGCAACTTCGCACCATGCTAAGTATTGTTGAAATGACTCTTCCTCACGATTGTAGGAAACCTTCGGGTATGTGTTACGCAAAGTTACGAAGAGGTCAGCTTCACCGTGTGCGTTATGTTGACGAAGAAATCCAATGATTTGATCGAACTTCGACCGACGCTGATCATAGGGCAACCGCCGCGTGTTGTCCATGAACTGCTCCATTGATTCGTTTACAGACCGAAGTATTAAAACGACAATGGGTAACTGTTTGGATGTTCCAATGATTCGTATCGGTACAGTAACCGTGCGAAAAAGCAAGTTCGCGGAGATTAAGACCTACGCCGATGCATTGAAGATTGCTGGGTACGATGTCCCACCGGGTTCTTCTGTTCAGGCCCATACTCCAACCTTTGTGAACCTAGTTACAGTCAATAGCAAGTTCCAGATTGTTGATTATCTGCTCTACAAAGGGAAGATGATTCCTATAACCCGGCTGTATGGGAAGCAGTAACAATAGCTTCGTCTCGCACCTTGTACAACCTAATCAGCGGTTCAAACTCGATTTCCACGAGGATCAGAAATCCTCCGATTGAGACGATGATACCGTCCTCCCAATCCAACCCCTTCGGAGTGAACAGCCAGAAGTAGATACCAAGAAACAGACCAAGTGACAACTTGAAGATCGTGTCGACAATTGCGAAGATCGGGCTCTCCGCAACCTTGTGTCCAGTAGCCAGAAGCACAATCTGTGCCAAGACGATCGTCTTCAAGACAAAGAAGTAGATTTGATATCCCTTCATTACTTTCTATGAGGAAACGGATTTAGAGGTGCGTTGTACTTTTCAACAATGGACCTCGGTATCCTCCTCCTGGAACGACATCGACCGATCAGTTTCGTGACAACGCAGCTGTCAAGGGCTGCGGTTGTCTTTGCTGGGATTGTCGTACAGAACATGACAGGATACAGTCATGCGATCGGCGGCATCTTTGACAGAACTCCGATGACGATCTCGTTCTACACGGATCGTATTTCAATCATGATGGTCGGCAAAATCACAGACGAGCTGTATGAACAAGTTCGTCAACGAACGCTCTTTGAAATCAACCGGGCGGTGTTTGAATCAACCCACGCCTAAAAACGAATCCGACTCCCCCGACGGAAGTTCAGATCACCGACAAAAATGTTCTTCTGCTGCAATCGTTCTAAGCCTGTTGCTCCCACCCCCACCGTTCCTCTTAACTGTTGCGAGTGGTGTCAGAATGACCTCGACACCTGCGTCTCATACAATGTGAATGCACTCAACATCAACACCAAGAAGCCGCATGTCTACCGCATTGGACAGTGCTGTGTTGACTCTGGTGAGCTGACCAATTACGTCTCCGACTTCAATGTGGAGTGGGGTTGTGATTGCGAGGCATATCTCGAACCTCATCCGACTCACTGGAATGTTACCCAGATGTTCAACGAGGCAAAAGCCCGTCATTACGATAGTGATGCTGAGGGAGCTCGCGACATGTTCCGCTCAGCCTGGCGAACGTATAAGAAGCTGACCGCCGAGGAGCAGAAGCTTGTGGAGAAGTAACTGTTGCCCGAAAACGAATCCAACACCCTAATTTATTTTTCCATTACAAATGCAGCCCCTTACTCGCACCCAACTTCAAAATGCCTCGGCAGACCATGCACTCGAAAAGGAGAGGGCTGCGATCCGTCAACAGGAAGTCGCAGGTCAACTCTGGGCAGAAGGTGTCTACAAGAAGGTTCGAGAGTTTGCTCGCGAGGGAAACCGTCTGCTTGAAATTGAGTGCCCTTCAACCGTAACCAGGATCGGATTCTCATATGGACTCTGTCTAATGAAGCAATGGTTTCCCGACTCTGATGTCACCACGGTCCTTTACGGTGCGTTGAAAGATTCTACGCGGTATGGAGTCCGCATTGATTGGAGTGATAAGCCGGTTGAGTTCGGTCGTGAACAACGCAGGTTTGAAAAGGAAACAAACTGGTAAAACGGATAGATAATTCAACAGAAGAATGAAAGTCAAAATGTCAGCCGTTCCTCGCTCTCTCGTCATGACTAAGATGGAATGTTTCTACTGCAATAAGAAGGATACAGGGGCAGCAGAGATCTCTCCTAACTTCGGACTCAAATACTGCGATGATCACAAGACTGCTTCAGCCCGCGACTGTCGTGCGTATCTTCACAGTCATAAGATGGCTTCCCTGTTCGACGCATTTAACTACCCGGCAACGAAGGCTTTCATGGATATGGTGGTTGACCAGGTGACCTTTCCGGTGATGCGATCGAGTGGTGAGATTCAAGATGGATGGCGACTGAATGTCGCACCACCCTTTGAGCCGTCGACGTTCATCTGCAACATACAGGGTGTGTGGATGTTACCAGTTGTGAAGTATGGCGATATAGGGATTCGCAAGGATGTGCCGATCATCGACTTCATCAAGGTGGCCAAGTTTCCAGAGGATGTTGTCTACCGAGCCCTCGCTGGACTGGATGCTGGAATCTACCTCAATGACTTCAACGAGGTGGAGATGGTTCTGGGTCACCAGGATCCTCTCGAACTTGGACTATAACAGGTTCCGGAACGGGAGGAAGAGGTGTTCGAAGTCTACAAACACAAACAAGTACAAACATACTAAGAAACGCAGCAGTGCCTATTACGATAGCACCTGGATCCATTAGTTTTTCAATGTGAGAAAGTGTAAATGGACCTCTACGATTGGAGTTTCCGGGCAATTCTGATTGAAACTCGACATGTCGAACGACATGATCGAATGGCGAAGTTCTACTGGAAACTCCTCGACAGTCGATGCGAGAACTGTCCATACAAACACCGCTACGACCTCGCAGTTAATATGAGATACGCTGCACGACAAAGGTTGAAGTACGCACAATGGGTGAATGACCGTCGTGGGAATGTAAGTGGTTTAGCCGTTGGAGACCGTGAAGGAGTATGTCGCGTTTTCTACTCATCAGAAAGGCAAGAATTCATATTCCGTCGGTAGATCAGGTCTTCGTGGGTCAGGACTGGGAAAATAAGTCAGTCATGACCATCATGTATCATAATAATAAAGTCGAGAGGATTGAATATCCACTGGCTCAGTGGGCAGAGTGTAACAAAGATCGTGTACGCATCGAGAAGTCTATAAAGGCGGTTGGAGACGTGTTGTCTGTGCTTCCAGAGAAAGAGCCGGAACAAATGAAGTGAGTCGTATTTTAACACAATGGGCCAGTCTAAAGATAGATGGATCCAGTCGTGTCTTATCTAGTTGAGACTGAGAAACGTGTTAAGACGGAATTATCCGAACTATTCCAAAAAATACAGGTAGAGCAAACAGCCACTGCATATAAGTCAATTGTCGACTTATATGACGTTCCTGAAATTCCAGTTGGGGATAAGCATCCTAAGATAACCTATTCCCCCTGCGTACAGATTGAGTTTCTTACGGGGGGATATGATACAAAGTTATATCCAAACACTGCAAGTTCCCATAACTGTGGTCGAATGAAATTTACCTCTGAGTTTAAACTACCCGATCATGAGAAGATCATCCGGGTTTATTTATGTGTGATATGCGAGAATCAGCACAGGTATAAGGGTCCTGCTGCGTTTATTACGAACTACGGCAGGGTGATAAAGACGTTGGACTCAACGGCGGGCTGGGACTCGCATATGGGCTGGACATATTCATGCTACGAGCCCATGCAGAATGGCGTAGAAGTCAAACACTCTCTTAGTTCAACTATGACTAAGAAAATTACCCAACTTGATCCACTCCCGTATAAGATCCCAAAGTGGTGTATCGATACTGTTCTGGCCGTTGAAACTCTTAACGAATCAGAGTTACAGCGAATCTCAAAAGACGTGTTCGTATTTGTTGGACGTTGGAAGGATCATATTACGCAGCATGTAACACTTGATACCGAGCAGCTTCTATCAATCAAGAATGAACAGGCACGACGTATTTCTGTCCTTGAAGAGGCGAAGAAAGACTTGGAGGTCGAGGATCGATTCAATAAGACACTTGTTAAGAAACTACAGGAACGAGTTGCAGTTCTTGAGCAACAAACTAAGCAGCTACCAGAACTAAAGTCAGCCGTTAAGGAAGTGATTACGTTTATGAATAAACAGAACGGCAAATCAGACTGCAATTATGTACAGGGAAGCTTCTCAGGGTTTATGTACGGTAAGACATGCATACCAGAGGGTGATCTGGCCTATTATAAGGACTCTCTTGAGGAGCTTAAGGAATTCAAAATAGCTGAACGAGTACGAAATAGGGGTATACGTGAACTACAAGGGGAAGTCCGCAATGGAATGCGGGGAATGCGGGATGGATTACAAGATATTCATAGGATGATGAATGAGTAACTCGCGTGAATTAGTATCCCGAGTAGACAATGGACCAAAATGCAACCGGGGCACTCGGAATCATAGCCTTTTTGATATCCAGCGGAGGGGCAATCTATGCAGCCATCAATCACAAACGCGTTCGCATGAACTGCTGTGGGAAGAAGGTCGATATGTCGGTGGATGTGGATTCAACGGACCCAAAGGTAGCCCCCGAACCAGAATTACCTAAGGAAGAGGTGTAAAAATCCGAAAACGGAACTTTCACCTAACAAATCAATCTTTTTCAATGGCTTATCTTCAAAAGTTCCTTTCCGACGACCGAGTTTGGCGATATTCGCATGGATCTCACCAAATCTGTATCATTCCTCTAGACATCTTCAATGGACTTCCAATAAAGAAGTGGAAGCACAACCGACCTCCAGATAAGGATCGCGTTGCAGAGATTCATACATATATGAAAGAGTCCAAGCGGGTAGACGGACTCATCTACCTCGCATGTGTAGATAAAGAGCTGGTTTGCTATGAGTCTAATCACCGCCGAGAGGCACTAGGAGGCCTTACCGATGTTCAATCCATTCTCGTCGACATCCTTTGGGATGCAACCGACGAGATGGTCAAGGCTGAGTTCCTACGTCTGAACAAGGCAGTGTCTGTTCCCGAGCTGTATGTGGACGACACTGCAACCGTCGAGGTCGGTGAACTCATCCGGCTACGCGATATGTTCTGCGAGAGATTCAAGACCCTGAAGGTCAATACAGGTCGCCCGAATGCACCAAACTTCAACTCGGACATGGTTATGAATGAGTTTCACCGCGTGATGAAGGAGAATAAAATGGGTCCCATATTGTTCTGGGAGAAGCTATTGGATCTCAACACCCGGATGGCTACTCGCGATCATTCGAAACTATCTCCAAAGATCCGCGAGAAGTGTGAGAAATATGGCTGCTGGCTGTTTGCCCATAGCCGTGTGCTAGATGCGAAGGAACTTGTCTAATTCAATCTAGTTTATAACAATGTACACCATCGTCTCCTCCATCATGCAGAGATACATGACACAAGATGAAGTGATGGTAGAGTTCACGCAGAAGCTGGCAGATCTCGCAGAACAGGGTTGGGTCCCATACGGAGACATCATGTATTACGTGAATGGAGTCAGTCAGGCGATGATCATGGGCGATCCGGACGTGTCGGATCTTGAACGAGTCTTTTTGCATGGCTCAACTCGTCCACGCATCATGAAGTATTGTATCGGAGGCGAAGGGTTTATGGGGAAGTATGTGGATATTACTCGTTAAACGGATTTCTCTTACTCCTCGCAATCCCAATCAGGTTCATCGTCGGCATACACCGGTTCGTCTGGTGTATAATCATACACGTTGCTCAGCGAAGAGAAGAATTCTGAATCACACAACCATTTTTTTGGTAAGTATTTGTTGTCGAGAAGTACTCGCATAATTGCGTCCAAGTCGATGTCGGTACCAAGCTGTCTGATTTCTCCCGAACGAACGTTAATCAATTTGAACATGCGAGGGCGAGTGTCGCCGTACACTTGTTTCCACATCCATGCATATACAACCAATTGAAGCTCATGATCAAATGTTAGGTTCTCTACGCACTTAACTTCCCATATAGTTTCATCGTCACATATGTCTATACGTCCCTCCATGCTAATACGGCCATGTGTTGGAGATAGGATATCTGCGATAAGAGGATGTTCGTAACACAATCCGGTGCTAGTCGACGTAAATCGATCTAATATATCGATACATGGTTGAATTTGCTCATATGTTAGCCAGTCGTGGCGGTCGATCTGGGTAAGCTTATGATAAAGCTGACTGGTGCATGCTGTGAACAGAACTGCTAAGTAAATATCGCTTCGGATATCCACCGTAGCCGGGTCCCATTTCTCGAGGTATTTGCGAAGAAATGGCTGTTCTCGATGCTCTCGTAGACAACTCTTTGTTCCCTCAACAACCTTTTGCACAGTGGACTTTTTTCCCGTGCGGCGATACTCTTGTATCATCGGAATCACAATACCATTGATGGCTGATACATCTTCTGACCCAGTAGATGTCTTGATTTTCAATTCAACACCTACACTCATAGATGCTTCCTCGATGATTGTGATGCTTGGTTCGACAAGATTCTTGAGTAACAGAAGGTTCTCATCTGTAACAAATCGTACAAGGTCTGTTGGCGTCGTGTTGCGATACTTAGGTACCGTTTGGTCTTTAAATGTCTCGGAAACAGTGGGAGTCATTTCCATGTAAGGTAGTGATGACAGTTGCGAACGCGTTTTGAATAAGAATGGTAGAGGTATGTCTAATGAGCTCTGAACAACCACCAGCTTCTCCTTTGCACGTGTAACGGCGACGTAGATCGCATCAGGGCAAACTGTTTCTGGCATCCCTCTGCCACCGAATTTGAAATAGCTAGCTTCGAATCCTAGTACAACAACTATCTTCCGTTCTCTACCTTTCGACGAATGAAACGACGAGAAAACCACCTTGTTTTGAATTACGTCCTTATCTAGAATGGCATCATCTGTCGTCGGATAATAGCAAGGAATCTTGTTCATAGCCAGAATGTTTTCAACTTTACGGACAGGAGACATTGCACTTCCGTTGATAGAAGGGCTCAATATGAAGATATCTCCGGGGGTATATCCCTTATCAAGCTGATCCCTGATGAATTTATAAAGCAAGTATGAAGTGTCATTGAATGGATGAGTCCTCCAATACGATACGGGTGGTCCGTCGCGAACAGCGTTGATTCGACTATAACCGAGAAGAACTTCGTTTACAAATGAAGCAATCTGGTGCGTGACGCGATAGGATGTTGAGAGCGTTTTATCAACAAACGGTTGCTTCCAAAGTTCGGATGCCCGCGTCAGGTACCTTGTATCTGATCCAACGAACGAATACAGTCCCTGAAACCTATCGCCTAATACGACAATTTGAGGCTTCTTGCGAAGATCGGTATAGAACTTCCAGCAGAAGTGGAAGAAGAGCTTCTTCATGTCCTGCGTCTCGTCGATGATGAGGATATCAACTGCAAGAGAAGGAGTGCGTAGCGGTCGGCGATGCTTGATGACACATCGGATGGCATCATCGTAGTTGCTGGTCTTCGAGTGATGTGCATAGTATGTGCCGTTTGCACTATGATAGGAATGAGAGTTGATATTTGTTAGCGATTCATTCTCAACCTTCTCTCTGACTTCGAGTTTGAGTGCGGAATTATAGGTGAGCAATACGATGTTCTTATCTGGGAACTCCTTTGCGATCATCAGGACAGTAGTCGTCTTTCCAGATCCTGCAACGCAGTCGCCAAGAACGTTATGTCCTTCGCGAACCGCATCGATAATCTCGAGTTGCTCGCTACTTGGCGAGACCATTGTACATTACAAATGCATGTGCGTTAAAACGAAATCGATCCGTTTTATAGAGAAGGGAGTACATAAGATGGACCTAGCATTGAGGGATGACTCGGTTCAACACGGCCGCGGATCATGAAGTATTGCATTGGAGGCGAAGGGTTTATGGGGAAGTATGTGGATATTACGCGTGACTGAAAACGGATTCCGTCACACCACGAAAAGACCAAGAATGTCCCCACCAGAAGACAAAATGGCAAGATACGATGAATCAAGACTAACGTCCATGATGATACGTGATAGTGCGACGTTTATTGCCGCTTATAAAAACAACAATAAACTCGACAACCTTAATGATCTCTGTAGAGAATGCTATATAGAGGGAATATGTGGCAGGTGTGAGAATAAAAATGTGTTTAAGAAGATTTTCCGCAATGCGGATAAAACTGGCGCAATTTGTGAACAATGCAAGAAGATCCAGAAAGTAGAGCGAACCGCCGCCACAAACATTCCCAAATTTGGCAGCCCTTGCGCTGCACAAGGAAAGGAACAGATCGAGAAACGCAAAGCGACAGCTGCGATGAACAGGGAGAAAAAGGGTGTTAAACCATATCATAAGCAACCAGATGATGCTAGATTAGGATCGCTTGACAAGTTCGGATGTATATACTTGATCACATGTTTAGTGAATGGGATGAGGTATGTTGGTTACAGTAAGTTTGATACACCGGATGAAAGATATGACGAGCATTGGCATAAACGCGATGAAAGCAAACCTAAAACATACCTTCACAAGGCAATGGACTTGTACGGCAAAGATCAATTTACAGTCGAGAGGTTATGCGTGGTTCCTCATGCCGGACTATTGAACATGGAAGCTTATTATGCAGAGCAGTTTCAAACGTATATTTGGGATGATCCTGGCGGTTATAATATGATTTGGTGTGGGGTTCGCGGTAATCTAGGCGTGCCGCACTCGGCATCGACGCGTGCTAAGATATCTGAACGTGCTAATAACCGATCGCCTGAAAGTCGCGCAAGATACTCGGAAGCAGCTAAACGGCGTGCACCTCAAAAGAGATCCGCCGAAACAAAGGCCAAACAATCTGCCGCTGGAAAACTAGCATGGGAGAGAAACAGGGCGACTAGGTTAGAAATACTTCATGCAACACATGATGGTAAAAAACGTCCAGCTGCCACATGTAAGAAGATATCAGATGCCCGAAATGCCTTATTTGGCAACAATCGTGTAGAAACCGTTGAAGCAATAAACTTACCCACCACAGACTAACCCTTCAACCCCCTCTCCCGTAACTCACGCTTCTGCTTCCGAAGCTCGGCGTTCAGTGCACGTCGAGTAGGATTCCGCAGCACCTTGAACAGATGATGATGTTCCCGCAAATACTCACCTTTTTTCATGCGGATGGTCTTCGAGCGAGGGCGACGGCCCGCATTAGAGGCTTTCAATGTCAGCTTACGTATATTTATGGTTTCCACATTTATATCCTCTCCCTTCGCATACAATTCCGTAAGATCGCCTGTTTCTTTCGGAAAGTCAACTGGTTCTGTGCCCTCGTCGTTAAATTCAAACATGTTTTCGAACCCACGTATCGGAGCTTCGACGCGGTTGTTTTCAAGCCTCCACTCCTTCGCCATAGCCGTGTCTATGAGTGCCTGTTTCGCTTCCTCAAATGAGCGGTAGGTCTTCCCATCGAGCACGTCATTTTTCAGCAGAATGACGTATATGTCGCCCATTACTCATCATTGAGATTACTTTAACGCACGCACCGACAGGATGTACAGGAACAGTGCATTCACCACGCCCAGGATCAGGGCAGGGGCTGAACGCAGGAGCAGCGTAAGTCCACGCTTGGGGCTGGACGTCATAACATACAGCTCCATGAGAACCACAACTCCGGCTGATAATGCGACCAGCCAGAACAGGATAAAGTAATACGTCTCGATCGTGTTGTTCGACACGCCCTTCGTTAACTCAGTTTCGTTCATTTACTTATCATGGTGAAGTTTTTCACGCAAGTCCGTATCATGTTTCGGGTTTCCATCGAGGAACGAGTAGACCCGAGCCATTGCCCATTGCTCTTTGCTTAACTTCCGGCTATACGGGGCATTCACTCCCTTCTTGAACGTACCTCGCATTCGCACAGAGGTGGGATTGGTCTTGTATGCACCGATTCCGCGATTGTACACCTCTTGTAGAATCGCACGTGGCACATGCGAGATCTTCGACAGCTCTGCAACGGAATACCCGTGAACAGCAAGTCGATGTTTACGAAAGAACCGCAGGCGATGGGTGCGTGCCTTCATTACTTACTGTCAACGTTTCACTTTATAGAAGTTTAGGGAGGCGATGACGGCGGGTCTTGCGTCGTTTGCCACCGATCTTTGCCCTCTTTGTATCGGGACTCGATTCGGCAAATTCAGCAGCTTCTGCAAGCAATCCAAGGCTCGGCGGAATTGGGGCGTCTAATCCGTCATCATCAAACAGTTCCATTTCTTTTGCATAGTCACCTGCTGATCGTAACAGTGCAGGATCAGCCTCTATCTTTTTAAAGTCTTCCTTCACTCGGTCGAGGACATTTGTGGCAGCCACTAATGCAAACATCTTGTCTCCACCCTGTGTATACATCTGCTTCAAGTAGTCGAGAAGAGGCTTTACAGTCTCTTGAACTTTCTTCATTCGTTCTGCCCTCCATGTTTGGACCGGTTGTTTTATGCTTCGTCGCAGTAGATCACCACCTCGCCGACTGGAATTATAGATCTTAGTCAGCATCACGCCTAATGCAGCATTGTCGAATTCAAATCCTCGCTCGGCAGTATACTTGATGATATTGGTATCAGACTTCTCTTGGTTACATAGCTCGTGAGCCCACTTATACTCCCGTTGAAAAAATCCGATGTCTTCATCACCACTCTGAAATAGGTTGTAAAGAAGAATAGCCTGTGCAACGGAAAGAATATGCTCGCATTCCGCAGTTAGCCCATTCTTAGGAAAGGGGGGTCCGATAGGTTGTCCACAGATATAACAGGGTTCATTCTCTTTCAGTTCTTTGATTGTATGAACACACTGATCTTTCGCGTACATCAATTCAAGAACAGAACGTCCTGTCGGGTAATGATAGTCTGGCTTAGGTTCTGGTTGCCTAGCCTTGATTGCAGCTTCTCTGGCTTTAATTGATGAAGAGGTCTCAGTTTTGTTTTCCTCTTGCCACTTCGTGAATCCGTCTCCCCATACGTATAGAACCAACGTAGTTGGAGTGAACTGCATAAAGGATTCAAGAATGTCTTTGGGAGGCGGACCAGGTGTTCGCGGTGATCTGGATACTGACCTAGATGCGGTTGATTCACTTCTGTCACGTTTTTGGGGGGTTCGTGTAGGCGTACGACCACGGCTAATCGCTATCTGCATTTTCTTTTCCTCTGCTGCCTGACGAACTGCCTCTGCCTTTGCCGCAGATTCTAGCTTCTCGGCTGCTAATTTCGCAGCCCTCTCCGAAGGTGGACGAAGAGGAGACACAAATGCCATTACACTTTCGCTACACAACTTTCACGTCGCCCATGCGAAAAATGTATGAAGGACCTTCTCTGTCACGCAGTCTATGGCGTGTTGTGTGCTACGTTCATTCTCTCTTCGTTTGGGTTTTTTAAGATCATGCTTGATGCATTACCAAGCCATGACGATGTCCTCAATCCTACACTCTGAGTCAGGCATCGCATCGATTGCCTTGTTCGCCTGCTCCAATGCGTCTGACTCCACAATCTCATCCGCACCCTCCGGCAACCGGGTCTCATCCACGAGGATGTTGACGAATCCAGTGCCACACGGTGGCTTCTGTCCGAACATGATGTTCGCAGAGACGCCACGCATCGTATCATACTCGGATGACACAGCCGCATCGAACATGGTCTTCGATGTCTCCTCAAAGCTCGACTTCGCAAGAACACCTGTCTCATTCTTCTTCATTCCGAAGCGGTTCACTGGCACGATGCGTCCCGAATAGGTCATGGTGTCGATAAGAACGCTGAGGTGGTGGTAGTTCACCTTCTCTGTGCTAAATACCTCATTGAACTCGTCCAGCAAGCAGGTGCGTGCTGCCTCGATACCGAACACGGCATTGACCTCGTGGATATCGTTCGAGAAGGTGCGGTTTCCATCCACGCCGGGGAACACGAGCAGATCGTGGAGATTTGTGCCCTCCGTATCCAGAACATACTGATCGCGAGTGACGTAGCCGCCCACCGTATCATCGTAGACCTGTTCGCTCTTGATCGTTCGCATGTGAACGCGTCCGATGCCGTCGACGCCAGAGAGGACCGTATCAAGAATCTTGTCTTCCAGGAAGCGGATGTGCGTCGGGTTCTTGACAACGTTCGGATCGAAGGTGATACGAACAATCAGGTTCTTCGCAGAGGTGTCTGACTTCACGCAGCGGAGGATCTGCGAATACTTGCCAGACAACAGGGTCGTAACCTTCGTCAGATCGAGGATGTTGCGGGCGTGCATCTCGACGTCATTCATCTCGATACGCATGATCCACGGTGAGCCGCACTCTGCTTCGTTTTCGAGACTGAACTGGCGGTAATCTTCCAGAATACCCCGGTCCTCCTCAACTGAGGTTCCGTTGGTCAGAGGGTATGGATCGTAATAGATGCGGATCGACTTCGTGATGTCACGTAGCTTCGTGCGTTGAATGTTCTTCATCATGGCGATTGCCTCGTTCTGAGAGACAGCCCCAGCAAAGTACGCAGTGTTACCAGGACGCTTTGGGTTCGGTGACGCAGAGAGAAGCTCCTCAATACGCGGCACTCCGGACGTTGCGTTCGCCTTCGCGGTACCAGCAGAGTGGAAGGTGTTGAGTGTAAGCTGTGTCGTCGGCTCACCGATGGACTGTGCGGCCAGGGCACCCACCATCTCACCCGCATGGACCTGAGACTTCAAGTAGCGATAGCGAATGTCAGACATCAGCTCATCGAACATCACCTCTGTGAGACGGTGGACAAGGATGGCCTTCTTCGGTGCGAGGTAGAATCGCAACAGGGCGTGGAACAGACGGTTGTTGGGGAAGTCGTTCATGAACGAGGTGATTCCAGCCACAACATGGGCGGGAGTCAGATCAGTCTTCGTTGCATAGGGATTTGAATAGGTTGCGAGAAGACGCTTCAAGTTGACCGGTGCGAGAACCTGATCATTCTTCTTGAATCGGAACACCGATCGCACAAGCATCTCGCGATCTGCGAGGATCTCATCGACAAGGTCAGGTGACTCCGCAACCTCTGTCTTCAGGAATGTGTTAACTTCTGCGGGAGTCATCGCAAACGTGCGGTACACATCCTCCATGGTCATGGTGCCGAGTTCAAACGACTGACCCTCGACGGAGATGGAGTCAATGCCGTCCTCGCCGTAAGCGAACTGTACAATGCTACCGGTCACATTGCGAACCGTGCCATCGTGTTCGATGTGCTGATCCTCCATCGTCTTCATCAGACGACGCTGAATATAGCCGGTGTCCGAGGTCTTGACGGCTGTATCAATCAGACCCTCACGTCCAGCCTGGGCGTGGAAGAAGAACTCTGCGGGGAGCAGACCGTTGACGAATGAGTTCTGAACGAATCCGCGGGCCTCCACACCGTCGTCATACCGTGCGAAGTGAGGCAGCGTGCGGTCTTGAAGAGTATACTGAACACGCTTACCCTCAATGAGCTGCTGTCCGAGCAGGGCTACCATCTGCGTGATGTTCTGCGGGTTTCCCTTCGAGCCAGAATCAACCATCTGAACAATCGCATTGTCCTTCGGCAGACTCTTGATCACCTCATCGCTAATCTTTGCTGCGACAGCCTTCAATGCGGAGGAGATGCGGTCCTCCAGCTCATCTCCGTCAGAGGTGCTGGAAATGTTGACGAACATACCACCGTGAACATCGGAGAGGATCTTGGACACCGCAGTGCGTCCCTCATCCAGCTTCTCAGCCACGAACTGCTGTGTCGCATCGTTCGCAATCAAGTCCGCAGTTCCTACCGAGAAGCCAGTGTACAGATTGAACTGCGTGACCACCGACTGGATGTCATTGATCAGCTGTCCGCATCGCTCAGGGCTGAAATCATTGTAGACCACGTGAATCAGGTTGCTACACGCAGACTTCTTCATGATACCGGATGTCAGCTGTCCATTCTCGATTGTCACTGCACCCTTCAACGTCAGCATGGGGAATGCAGTCGAGATCAGCTCGGCACCCGTCCAGTCGCGGTTCTTGCGAGTGAAGCTACGCTTGATTCGGGCGAGGATGTTCATTGCGATCACCTCGGGAACTGAGACATTCGGCTGACTGATGCGGAAGACACCGGTCATCGTGTCCTGAAACAGCTGGATGATCGGGCTGTTCGTGCGTGGGCTGATAATATTTCTTAATAGACTTGCTAGGTACTTCAGCTCTGTGGCCGAAGCGATGCTTTGTGGAACGTGCATGTTCATCTCCGTTTGGAGGACCCCTCGAGTTTCCAAGAGGGACGGACTATATCTTGAGCCGTATCCGGTTGACTAGACCTTCATATACGACCCGCTACCATTTAGTCTCTGAACCTTCTCCATACTCTGTCGAACGAGTGAAGGAGCTTGGCTGCGGATTGCCGATTTCGCCATAATTGGCTCATACTGAAGATTTTTACCATACCTACAAGTTTCCCTGTAGCCAGCATGTTGTTTCCAACACACCTTGGTACTTCAGTCTTTACGGGGTTCCCGAACAATTTGGAAGCGTTGCCGATGCTAAACTTTTTAGAAATTCAATTGCATGCGAGTGCAGTTCGTCTGGAGTGTATCGTTTTCCGGCAAACCGCGTGGTGCGGTCGCCTACTTTAACTAGAACACATGTTTTGCGTCTCGTAATGTACGAGTCGATTTGGGTTACATCAATTTCCACGCCCTTGAAGAGTTTGGTCTTATTGGCCATATGTTGGATTCTTGCTTTCTCAGAACGCAATTGCCCAATACTCTCACCCTCGAATAAGGTTTTGAGCGAAGCAGACATTTTTGCACGTGTTTCAAGAGAACGGGAGACGCAGCCGCCTCGCTTTCCAGCTGGATTTGTTTGTTCGGTTGGCACCTTGACATGTTCAAGAGTTCGTCCACCAGCTGTTAGATTGTATCCGTTCGGATACATGCTGTTGGAATTCTGAATATGAAATGTCTCCCGTTCATTCAACTTGTCCAGCGGACACACCTCAATCAGTTTAACCGCGAATGCATCTTTACCATACTTTCGTATAGCAGAGTTCAGGTACCGACATTGATGTTTCTTCGTGTTACACATTGCTTCCGAGGTGTGATCCTTAAATCGTCCAATGTATCCAAATAGTCTATATCGTCCGTGGTTTTTGCGATGAGATACCGTCTGTCCGACATACACCTTTTCATTCACGGTGTTTGTCATTAGATATATCTCCCCAAGTACATGTTCGTTTGACTCCATTATTCTTTCTCGCATGGTTATGAATTTCTATTTCGTTTTACATCGACTAGGTAGTTATATCTATGTCCACGTTCATGCGGTCGTGGGCACATATGGGAGTTACACTGTTTATCGTAGAAGGTGGTTCCCACAACCCTCTATGCAGCTACCTGTTGGAGACAAGATGAACTTTTATCTCCATCAAAATCGGCATTGTACGGCCTCGTTGCCGAAACATTCAGACGGAACGTCGAATAGGGTAGAACGCGAACACGGTGAGACATCATCGAAGCCTTGTGAAGAGAAGGCTGACGGTTAAAGAGAACCGAGTCACCGTCGATCAGATGGCGGTGAACCACATCGCCCTCGCGGAGATCGATCGTGTCGGGGCTGACGTATCGCAGGCTTACCATGCGGTTGTCCAATTTCAGAAAGACAGACTTCGCACCCGGATGCTTGTTCGGACCGTTGCGAACATATGACATCAGGCGGTCACGGTTGTATACGTTCACGATCTCGGGAAACGTCAGGTTCAGTGCGATCTCCTCGGGGACACCCAGCTCATCCAGCTCAATGTTTGCATCTGGAGTAATGACTGAACGGGCAGAGAAGTCAACACGCTTCCCCATGAGGTTACCACGCACACGTCCCGTCTTGGCACCGAAACGAGACTTCAAGGTTCGCAGAGGACGTCCAGACCTCTGTGCAGCCGGTGCGAGACCCTTGATGTCGTTGTCAACATAGGTGGCAACGTCATACTGAACCATCGCCGTATACTTGTCGATCATCTCCGCAGACTCACCCTTGTCGAGCTTGTCGCGAAGACGCTGGTTGTTGCGAAGAATGTCAATCAGCTTGTGGGTCAGGTCATCCTCCATACGTTGGTTGTCATCCATCACGACGGATGGGCGAACCGTCAGAGGTGGAACAGCAAGAACCGTACAGATCATCCACTCGGGGCGAGAGAACTTATGATTGAAGCCGAGCTTGTCGCAGTTCGTGTCCGTGATACGCTGAAACGCACGCAGGATCATCTCCACTTGAAGAGGAACAGGAGGCAGCTCCTCCTCATCCTTCTCGGTGAACGGGTGTCCTTCAAGAGTCGCAGCCTTGCCGAGAACGCGAACGATCTTCTTGAAGACAGGTGTCGCACAGGAGAAACAGAGCTTCGTCTTCTTCCAGTTGACAGCTTCGCGGATCTCCTTGAATTTCGCAAGACCGGTTGACGTCGAGTCCTCGATTCCACCTTCCAGCAGAACCTCGGAGCAGTTCAGGCAGATGGTGTTCGCCAGCTTCTCAATCCAGTCGAAGAACTGGTAGAGGTAGACAGGGCGAGCGAGCGTGATGTGACCGAAGTGTCCGGGACAATACTGATTCGTGTGCTTGCAGGTAGGACAGACCTTGCCGTTCTCGATGACACCGAACCGGGAATCAAACACGCCATTTGCGACAGGTTGACCAGACTGATATGTTTTGTCAGTCGTAACCTCCACGACACTCCGTTTGAGAATGTCGTCGGGGTTTGCGATGCCAAATTGAACGCCAGTGATTGTGTCGCCCATTTTACCCCTTATACTGTTCTGTGTAAAGTATTCGTTTTCATTTCCGCACCTTGATCGTTGCGTCCCAGAATTCATCGTCCATGACGATTCGCTGGACAAGCCCCTTATTGTGGAAGGTGGACATGAACTTCTCGTATTCAAGACCTGTCCGCTGCGAGAACCGACCGATGTCACGAATACGTGCTGTGCGGATATACCGCAGGATGTCGCGACATGTAGTTTCAACTTCGAATGGTTCAGTTCCCTCTGCCTTCTCGATGTCTTTCAAGTCACGCACGGCTTCGACCCACACATCCATTATAGATACTGGCTAATCTTTATCGGATTTACGAACGTATAGGTATTGTCAGATACAAGAGTTGACGACGTTGTGAGTGCCAACTTCAGTACCCAGACCGAACCACTTACGGTGAAATATGCAGATTGAACACTTGCATAAACAGTCTGGGCCCCACTTGTAATTGTCGAATTGAAGTCATTTATCGAAACATACAAATACGTAGGTATGGTTGTTGTGACTTCGAATATATAGGGAGAGGATCCACTTGCGACAAAGGAAGGCGTTACAGTTGAAGACGTGATTGAGAATGATGTGCCTACACTGCCAGTTGTTCCTGTTGTTCCTAATGGCTGCCATCCAGTGATTCCCGTTGGACCGCTCGGGCCGGTGGGGCCGATGATGCCATACCATCCAGTGTTTCCAGTCGGACCCGTGAATCCGGTCGATCCACTTGGACCGTACGTTCCAGTGAAGCCTGTTGGACCTGTTGGACCTGTTGGACCTGTTGGACCTGTTGTACCCAATGGTGTAAGAATAAATGGAATAATTCGCTGAATTCCAATCGACGTAAAGGTTCCAGGAAAAACCGATGTCCACGTGTTTCCGTCTGGACTTGTATACAGACCGGAGCTTGTCAATGTTGTCCACACAGTTCCATTCCATCTGAGTTCGGATGCACTTGGGACCGTTCCTTTAACGAACGCGAAAAGACCCGTTGGAAGAGAAACTGTACCGTTTGTTCCAGTAATCACCCACTTCGAACGATTCCATGCAATGTGCTGAGGCGATGTAAGGTAAGGAATTGGAAGGCGGTTCCACGATGTAATCGCAGAGTTTGTTGTCCAGAACAAAGCGGGTCCATTTGTGTCTGTTCCGACAACAACCCAGATGAACCCGTTCCATGAAACGCTTTGTGCGACATTCGTCACGATTCCTGTATCTATCCATGTTGTTCCATCTGTACTGTAGGAAACGCGGTTTGTAAGTCCGTTTGTTCCTGTTACAACCCAATACGTGCCGTTCCAGATGATCGATGTCATTGCGTTTAGATTCGGTAGCGGTCCTGATGTCGTAAGAACGGACCACGTGATCCCGTT